AATTTTGAAAATACAGTCTGTTCAACATATCGCTGCACCCAAGGAATACTCATAGAAGACGCAATGATTTGAAAAATACGAGGCTTACCATGGAAGCACACCATATCGGCATCCTCTGGTAAATGCGTTAAGACGTTGTCCCGTCTCGGTTTGAAATCATATATTGTCGTAGTTAATCTCTGCCAATAAGTGTCCGGTTCAATGATTTGCCTTAGGAAATAATCCATTCTTGCACCGAAAGATATATTCTTGCGAGCATCCCATACCTTCTTTATCTTTTCTGATTTTGCAGGAAACCACACAAGACCGGTTGCTAATTTACCTTTCTGCCAAAAATCCTCAAGTGTAATAAATTGACTTTCATCTTTTACTAACTCAAATATATACTCCAATGAATTAATAATTGCTGTATCCAAATCTACGTATAAGAAAGGACGATATTGTTCCATTGCAGGACTATAAAGTTCCATTCTTGACCATGTACCTGGATAATCATTCGTTAGTGGAATAAACTCAATGTTACCTATATCATAATGTGTTTTCTTATCCCAAAGACAAATGATCTTAGGCTTCACAGGTAACCTCCACTTTCCCAAGATGTGTCGAGTGATAAGCTCCACATCCTGGAAGTGAAAATCTCCTCCGCTTTTCCAAACCAACACTATTGTCTTTTTATTTTCCATTTACTTGTTTATTAATCCAATCATACGTTAATTCCAATCCTTTAATAAGTGGGAAAACAGGTTCCCAATTAAGATATTTCTTTATTAACGTGTTATCCGAACATCTGCCTCTTACACCTTGTGGACCTGGTACGTGCCGTATGTTTAATCTCTTACCAGAAATATCAATTATCATTTGTGCCAATTGATTTATTGTAACCATTTCTTCAGAGCCTATATTAAGAGGTTCATATGCTTTCTCTGCATTCATTAAAATACGTACACCATTCACACATTTGTCAATGTAAAGAAATGACCGAGTTTGTTCTCCATCACCCCACACTTCTATCTCATCACCATCCTTCGCCATTGCTACTTTACGACATAATGCGGCAGGAGCTTTTTCACGACCATCATTCCAACTGCCTTCAGGTCCAAAGATATTGTGGAAACGAGCAATACGAATATCCAATCCATAATTACGAGCAAAGGCAAAGTACAATCGTTCACTAAACAGTTTCTCCCATCCATATTCTGAATCTGGATGAGCTGGATAAGCAGAAGACTCTTCACAATGTGGAGACTGCGGATTGGTTTGATTTTCCTGTGGATAGATACAAGCTGAACTTGAAAAGAATATTTTACCTACACCCACCTCCGTTGCTCTTTTTGCAGTATGCAAATTTATCATTCCAGAATTGTGCATTATGTCTGCATCATTATCACCTGTAAACACAAATCCTGCCCCACCCATATCCGCTGCCAACTGATACAATTCGTCAAATCCTCTGTTAAATACTGTGTCCACATTATTCAAATAACGCAAATCCTTAATATAGAATTCATCTGCCACTGTTTTTGAGAACTGTGGATACTTTAAATCAACTCCTCTCACCCAATAACCTTCCTCTTTCAGTCTTCTGACAAGATGACTTCCAATAAATCCTCCTGCTCCAAACACTAATGCACGTTTCATAACTGCTTTAATATTTCATTCTTCCAATAAGTAAATTGTAATTTATCCTTATCAAACTCTCTACTCTTTATTATCTCATATTGTGCTTTTAAAAAATCACTTGTAACCTGCCCCCAATCATCAACAAAACAAATAGGAAGATCACGAAAATCCTTATTCCATTCTTCTCGTAACATTATAGGAATGCATCCAAGATATAATGCCTCCCACATACGATGTGTATCTAAACCATTTCCCACTGGAGTCAATACGTATTTATGTCTTACTAATTGCTCCAAATAATTGTTTGTAGCTTTTCCATTATATTCTTCCTTCGTGATCCAAGTCTTATCTTTAAACAATTCCCAAACCTTTGTCCTCTCTTTTACATTTGTTTTTATGTTGAAATTCATATACACAAGACGATGGCGAGGTTTATCTTTTTCAGAGTTTATCAACGTTGCCATCTTTTTCTTCTTCCCATCCCCCCACATGGCGTTTTGTAATCCAAGAGGTAAGGCTTTAACCTTTGGGTTAGTGGAATTGGCATTAGTTACATACACACACAAAACATTTTCTGGTATTTGTAAAGGGTCTTTTTTTATAATTTCCCCCCTTCCATCCATAGTAACAATGTACTCTCCTTCTATGTGTTGGTCTCCATTGTGTGCAAGCACAACAAATTTCCCTTTCAAATATTTCAATATATTTAACAACCTCAACAAGTAAGGATAGGATGTGTATATAAGATAAGTTTTATCTTCTTCAAATACGGAAGGATTAAATGTATTTTTGTACTTACCATAGTCATCATGTGCAAGTTCCTTAGGTGTGTACACATAATCCGCTATATCCACAAACTTATCTCCTTGTATCCAATCATATAATTTGGAAGTATCACACCAAGACACTTCCCAATGATGAATACCAAATGATTCTTCTTTCAATCGTTGCTGTCGTTGTAGCGTTTTAACATCCTCAATTTTTTCCTTATTAGAAAATGGGTAAAAATATCTGGTAGGGAACACTACAACACCCTCTTGATAACTTCTCACTACACTGAAAAAGACATTTGTAAAGAAATAGGAACTTGTGCTTTTCAATGTGGAACACATTACTTCTCGTACTGTAACCCTTTGTATTCTGTCATACGCCGCAACTATGACAGGATGATGTGGAACGGATGCAAGTATTCCTACGTATATCTCCAATTCTTTTGGGTATCCAAATCCTGCATAAAAGGATAGATAAGAAAGAAAATCAATGGATTTAATGCATTCAAAATCTGTATCTACATACACACCTCCATATTCATTTAAGATATAATAACGAAGTATATCGGATTTAGGCCCATAATTATCGAGTTCATAATATATCCTTGGTAATCGTAACTTTGCAACATCCTCATCCGTCCATAATTTGTATTCATAATCTGGATTTAATTCCTTCCATGTCTCTGCCCACTTTTTATATTTTTCAGGGAATGGATGTGGACCTATCCAAATCTGATGAATCTTTTTGGGAATAACTTTATATACACGTGGCAGTAAGGGATCATTGAAGTTCTTTTCAAATAACTCCTCTAACAGTCTCCACCGCCAATCCCCACTATCATAATGTGGAGTAACCTCATGTACCAAATCAGAAAATCTACTCATCTTTTTCCTCTTTTACATATAATGCATCCCCCCAATTTGCTTTTGTCATTTCCGTAAGCACACGTTTGAATGCAAATTTACTTAAATATTCATCTACTTCATGTATCAAAGAACAACCCTCATACAACTCCTCAACGTTAACTTCTGTATAAATATAATTCATACCTGTTATTCCTTCTCCAAAGCTGCGTATAACATTTAATTCCGCACCTTGTACATCTACATTTAAAAAATTAAAATCCTTTATATCTATTTTAAATGCATTAAATACCCAATCCAGCCTATGTAAAAGAATTTCCTCCTGTCCTACATAACGTACTTCAGGATGATAGATTTTGTGTTTGCCTAATTGCAATATAGAAGAACTTTCTCCTGCATTACTTGCAATGTGTAACACAGCATTCGTGAGTGTGTCATGAATACCAAATTGAAATGCTTTCTGATTTGGATATGCTTCGATATTTCTTACAAGCACCTCATAAGAAGAAAAACAAGGTTCAAACCAAAGAACTCTTGTGAAGCCATTCTCATGATACCAAGAGGCTTCCTCTCCAAAATGTCCTCCTACGTGTATTGCTCCTCGAACATTTGTAAGATAATTATGTAGGTTTTTTATCAGCATATTGTATCCAGTTTTCTTTGATTAGTCCACCTTGTCTCACTGCCTCTTCTTCTTGTTCATTCAACCTCCACCTTTCCGGTACATACGTTGCACCATCTGATTTTTCTCCCAACACCGCAGCCCACCAACTGAATGTACTATTGGAAAGGATTTTATGTTTGCAAGACCTCATCAGGTCAAAGGACAAATAATCCACTTCATCCACAATCACATATTTTGGAAAATGTTCCTTACACCAAGCCACATCATCTGAAAAGATATATATCTCTTTTATTCCACACTTACTCTTCAATAAATCCAGCAATGCCTCTTTATAATACGTTAAAGGAGGCAGATAATGTCCTGGCGTTAAAAAATCTCCTCTGCGAATATGAATTGCCACGGTCTCCTGTTGAAGCACAATTTGCTCTTTTAATTGCCAAAAAGATGCCGGTGCTTCTATATCCCTTCTCAACTTGAAATCATACTTTAATAAAGGTAGTACATTTTCAAAATACTTCACATTTTGCCAATACCCAAAGAAATTTGTATTTATGGCATCAAGCAAATGTGGAAAGAATTTGAAATACATAGAAGAATCTTCATGTACTGTTTTTTGTTTTAAGAAAGAAGAAGTATGAACAGATGTCATAAACTTTTCTAACAAATACTCCCTGACAGGATTTTTTGAAGCACCTGAATCGTACCATGAAATATCAAATGCCACATCGTCATTTCTTTCCATTAAGGTACGTCCAAGAGCATATTGAAACATTTGGTTACCCAAACCCCCATATACTTTGATTACATTCATCTGTCCTTACTTTTTTAACTATTATCATAAAGCAACTCCTTGAGAGAAAATTTTGGGAAGCAATCTATTTGACTATCTGGATTCGCATTTAAAATCTCTACACCCAATTTTCTGGCGTCTTGAGCAATCATTGGAAATGGTCTTAAATGTCTATCAAAAGGCAATCTTAACAGTTGTTTTTGACTTTTTATCTCCCCTACTTTGTACACATCGTGCCAATGTTGCCTATTTGCACTACTTAATTTCATATCAAAGCCAAGTAATATAATTCTTCTTGCTCCTGTATGCACAGCCAGATTTATTGCCGCTGCACCTGAATTGAAATTCCAACTCACCATCTCTGGATTACTCGTTAACCCTCGTGGATGGGATGTATCCCTCGCCACAAATTTTACCCACTTATGTTTCTCAACATAAGGAGTACAACTTACCTTCAATCCAGGAAATGCTGCCAATCCTGCTTTATGGCGTAGAAAAAATCCATGGTCTCCAAAAAATACAATGTCAATCCAATCACCTATTAAGTATGCCGCATTGACACCTATTACATGCTTTTTATGTAAAAAAGACATGTACGGAGAGTAGGCACTCGGAGGAAGCTCACCACGAAGGACACCCTGAACAATATTATTAGGAATCTTAAATTGTTCTGTTATTGAAGGGCCACCCCCGATTATCCATACATCACCATCTTCCCAAAATCGAGGTACACGCCATCTCACCCTTTCAAATCTTTAATAAGTGCTTCAGCTTGTTCTTTTTTCAAAGGCTTTTCATTTAATACCTTTCCACGTGCATCCACAACGTCAAACAGATACTTACTCTTTCCACGAGGCTTTACAAAATATTCTGGAGCAACCACTTTTATAGGCTCTTCCTTTACATCCTCATTAAAAAGAACGTTTGCATCCTTTGCATCTACTGCCACTACCAAATCCTTAAAGGCATTTGGTATTTCACTTGGATAAGCTAAAAACACTTCGTTGGGTTTGATAATCTTATGTCCTATTCTCAAAGAACCATGTCCAACTTTTTTAAAACGGACTCTTTCTTCTCTAACTCTTTCCATGATCAGAATATTTTAAATATTAAAAATATAAACTTGATTAGTTTTACAAAATTTAACCTATGCAAGATGTACAATACCACAATTTCCATCCTGATCGCTCCGAATCTGCGGAACCTGAATAGCCATTACTTTGAATTTAGAAACCATTCCACCTTCAACACTCCAATTGACATTGGTAAGTCCCATACCATTCACCAGACGTATAGTCTGTTTTGACATTTCAACAAGCAGAACATTATCTGCGGTCAGTCTGTCAATAACTTTGATTCCTTTGATACCTGCGATATCCAGAATACGCTGACGAATTGTAGTCTGCGGTGTAGTGGTATCATAATCATCATCCAACACAGTTTCGTATGCTGTCGGAATATAGAGCATCCACGGACCGTAGTGTTTAGCATTGATGCTTGCCTGTTTCATTGCTAAAACATCAGCAAGAATATCAGCACCTGTAACACCAGAATGATCCCAATGAGCTTTTGAGAAACTAACCGTATTACGATCAGGGAAGTTCACATAACTGTAAATCTTATTCCTGTCACGGTCATCTTTCGTTCCCCAAGCATAAGTCTTATTCGTAAACAACATATCTTCCTGATACTCCAGAATCCTTCTGCCTGCCCTCTCCACCAGAGTGGTATCAAGCGGGTTACCCAGCTTCCTGCTTGCTTCAAGATGACGAGAATTAATCTCATAATCCACATGCATTATAGGAATCGGTAAGTAATTGGTCTGGAAATTCAGAGTATCATTCTTACCACGTGTTACTCCATCCATTGTTAATTCAACGGAAAGAGCTTCACTTACATCATGCCATTCAAGTACAGTAGTACCCATGGCATTACCCAGATTATACACCAACCCGTTGGTGATAAGGTCTTGCACACCTCCAAGACGTTCTCTGGAAATCTCCATAAGAGCATCATCCAACTGTTTCCATTCATCCCTCCTGAGTGTAGCATTTACATTCAGCGGCGAAGAATTTATGCAAACCTCTCTCCAACTGGTAAGTTTTTTAGGGTCTCCACCCTGATAGACAGTTACATATACCCTGCCATCATTACCGAGATAAGGACGATACATTCCAGCATTTATGTTACCATTGTTCTGTAACTGCTGTGCAATTGGCCCCTGAACGCCAGTTTTCCCTATCATATCAACATGAACATCAGACATTTTCACTTTCCTCCTTTCTATTAATTATTAAAGAATACGTATTCTGCAAAACTGCCTTTTCGGATAAAGGCTTGAATCCGCTGTTGACAGACTGCTCAAATCCAAAGCCTCAAGTGCCTGTCCAATAATCTGATTAGGATATACTGCGGCACTACCTTCATCAGGAATGTGCTTCTGTAAGTAACCTGAACCATTAGATTCAAGATAATCTCCAATGGCAATATTCTGCTCATCTTCAATCAGTGCATAAACCTGGTCTCCACGCTGTGGTATCCAGCACTGCACTTTCTCACCAGCGGCATACGCATCGGTTATTCCTTTTCCTTCAAGGAAATTCTCGATGGCAAACATCGGAATAGCATTACCACCTTCGGTAGCATGTTTCCGCACAGTCTCATAACCCGGACGAGGTTCAATCAGCATTCCAGGGCTTATAGCCTCATAAGCCTCATACTCCTCAAAAACGTCCAGATAATTCTTAATTTTAATAGTGTTGTAAGACATCTCACTTTCCTCCTTTCTTTAACGTTATTTATCACTTATTTCTATTCCTGTAGGAAGAAGTATTCCACCACTACCACTTGTGTTGGCATTTAGTCCACCTGCACCAATAGGTGAGTAATCAACAACCTCTTCCTTTTTTACTGACTGATAAAGTTTTTCCAAAAGTACTTCATCCATTTTCTTCAGAACATCATCAGGCCATATATCCTTACTGGTATTGTCCTGAATGCCTTTAATCATCTTGTCACGCCTCTCCTCACGCTGTTTTCTGGCCCAAGCCAGATCAGCCTGATCTTCCGGAGAAAGTTTATTCACCTCGACAGTCTTTTCAACTGTCTTTTCAACCACAACAGGAGCAAGTTTGTCCAATACAGCCTCCTCCTGATTCATCAGCCACTCCCTATCCTCTTCTGTGAACTTTGACTGTTCATTTGCAATCAATGCATTCACTTTCTCAAGGCAGGCGGCACATCCGCTTTTTGCATTCATTTTAACCTCCTTTTTTGAATGATTTACATTTAAACTATTATTAATAATGACGTACTCAACTCTACGTCGAACTTCTACTGGATCTCCTACAAATTCTGCCTTTCCTTCCGTATATGTATATAACTGTTTATACATTTTTAAGGAATCTTTGGTACTTACAGAATAGATCACATAATCATCATACATTTCCTCTATATAATGCCATGTATCTGTTTTATCCTTACTCCTTAATATAGCAAGAACCGCATCCATACGTTCACGATAACTTGCTTCGGAGTAATTTGTTAAAGGAAAGACAGAAAAGCCTCTTTCATTCAACTCAATAATACTCTGATTGACATCCACATCATCAAAATCAGTAATGTCTATACCAAACTTCTTAGCTTTGGCAATTATCTTACGTCTTGCCGCAGCCTTCTCCTTTGCTGAAACACCTTCCACCTGATTAAAACGTGCCATAGCATTCCTGACATGAGCTTCATCAAATATAGGTAATTTACTTTCACTCGGAGGATCACGTGGTATAGCATAAAACTCTGCTACACTCATTCCTAACTCCTTTCTTTTCTGCTCCATTGCAGATACTTTCTCTAACGTTTCCATACCATCTGTTTTTGTATTGTTTACTCCTAAACCACAACCATCCTTTATGGAACACGCTCCTACGGATTCTACTAATACCGCTAAATGGTCTGGTCTATGATTATGTGCTACAGCAACATATTTCTCACCCTGCCACTCTCCCTCTACTTCCTCTTCATCAGAAAATACACCCACACTGACTTCCAATAGTTTTCCATTGTTTAATGCTTCATACACTTCTGGAGCCACTTCTGAAAGTCTTTCCTCATCAAACCATACTTCCGATTTTAACTTATTATCTTCAACATACGTATTGTACACTCTTCCCAACATAACGTTATCAACAATGTCAGGATGATTTGCTGAAACAGGTACACCATCCACAGTAGGATGATCGAGTACAACGGGTATTCCATTCCATACCTCTGGATACTTGCCTAACTCATCAATTTTATGTAGCAAAGGTCCGTGAGAACCATTATGCACTCCTTCTACCATCATTACAACAGGAACGACCAAATGTGGTTTACCTTGATGCACTTTTAACTGTACATCATATCCTGCCTCTTGTTCATTTTTACAAATGGAATATAGAGATGCGTTATTTCCAACCACACCATTTGTTTGTTTGATGGCAGAAATGGCACAGTCCTTTTCACTACCTCCTTTTGCCATACATCTTTTCAGTACAGAATTGGCAATTCTCACCCACTGCTTCTTCTGCTTATCAGTTAATCCTTTTTTGTGTTTCTCAACGTCAGTAATGGTCCACATTGTATTTAATCCTCCAAATAAATTATTGATTTATATTTTTCAATCATCTCTTTATATTTTATTGAATCAATTAGTTGTATTACTATTTTAGGATATTCTTTTTTAAACATACAAAATTTTTCATAAGCATCTTTATACCAACGTCCCTTCACTTCTACCCATATATTTAATTCTACAATATAAAAATCTGGGCGATATGTTTTTCCATTAGATAATCTAAAAGATTTTGGTTCATATTTAATAGTAAATCCCAAATATTTATAGATACGATAAATATTAGCTTCCCAAGATGATCTTACAAAAATTTTAATATCTTCTCTAAATCCACATTTACCAAACTTAGATTTATATGCATTTGGATGAGTAAACATTGGATTTTTATCTCCTGTCAATTCAGGACGTTTTCTACCTGTCCAAAATTTCCTAATTTTTTCTTTCGCTGCCTCAGATAGTTTTCTCCTATGCTCTTCTGAAAAAATCCTATTTTTGCTATGTACATAAATACCTTTCGGCATCTTTATTCCTCCTTTCTTTTAATAATATTTTTGAAGTTCTTCAACCCATGGCAACGCAATACATCTACAAGAAGGGTGGAGGGGAATCATCCCTTCAATCTCATCCAATGTAAATACCTTCCCCTGTAACTTCTCGCACTGTTTACATACCCTATCATCTCCCGCCGTGCTCCACTCTGCTAAAACCTTAATCCCCTCCAATCCCCAATTTCTGTATTCTCGTATAGTGGCAATATGATGAGCCCTTATGATTTCTGTTCTTGCCAACATTTCTGCCCTTCTTCGAGCAGGAATAAATCTCCCCAACGTATCCGTAATACCTAACTTATCCGATCCTGTACCATTAATAACAGCTACTAATTTCCTTGCCAATAATCTTGCTCCATCTCCATCTGCTATACCTTGTGCCAAAACTCTGCTTATTTGTGCATCCATTGCAGAAGTGATACCTTTTAAATCCGTAAATACTCTGGTAAACAATAAGCCCATAGCATCCACATGAAAAGGAGTACTCATTGATGCTACAATCCCTCCTGTATCCTCTATGGAAGGTACATCATAACCTGCCTTCTGCAATTCATACCTTGCACGCATTATTCCACGTTTGTAGGAATCCTGTATGTAAACATTTGTCCATGCCGCCTCCACAGCACTACCTATACGTTGATACTCCCTCGTAGTAATGATTCCTTTCTTAACCTGCTCCTCCAACCATTTCATAAACTCCTCTACCTTCTCTGAACTACGAGTAAACACAAAAGCATGCTTACCTGCTGGTGTGGCCTGAAAAGTATGTAATGGACGCTTTAAACCAAAACAATCATTTGTTACAATGGATGCGATAATGACTTTAGCAATTTCATTGAACCTTCTACGCATATCCCTTGCAAAAGCATTTCTCAAAGTGGTTGTATGCGTCGGATCATACAAAGTCATCTTTTCGTATGTAATCACTTCACTCATTTCCTGTTACTCCCTCATTTCCTTCTTCATTACCTTCCTGATCCTCTTCTGAAAAACTATTCTGTTCTTCTTTTATCGCTGCCTCACGCATTGAATATGCCAATTCAATCTGTGACTTATCCAAACCCAAGCACAATTCAAGGAACAATGGCGGAGGCAGAATATCCATTGCTATCGGACTGTATGTGTAGTTTCTTAACGCATCTGCACGTAATCTTCCTACATCCACTCTTGCCTTTTCACTGATTGCAAATAAATCCTGCCATTTAACTCTGTATGCCTGACTTGGTGCAGGAAGAATACCTAACTCTATTAATTTATCCACAAAGGGACGAATAATACGTGGTTCCGCATGTTCCTCTCTACGTGTCTGTACATAAGATAACCATTCAGTAATATCCTGTGTACTTGCCAACTCTCCTCTTTCACTACCAGACAATATCCTCTGCGGTATGCCGGTAACAGCGGAGATCATCTGCATATTAACGTTAACATGGCTTGTAGGATCAGCAATTTGTTGTGCCAATGCCTCTAATTCCATACCCTCATTTACCAATATTCTACGTAAATTATTTTCAAATTCATCAATCTGGTCTTTTAAGTCTTGTTTGGTTCCTTCGGTCATCTGATAATCTTTATCAATCTTACCCTGATAACCTGGTCTTGCTCCTCGCCAGAACATTTCACCATCCCCACCAATAACCTTTTCCAAATCAATCAATCTATTATATACTGCTTCAAGACGAGGACGACCATATACTTCTGATTCCAAAGGTTCATCAACTATATGCACAATACGACTATGGTGTACCTTAATTGTAGTAGTGGCATTTCCATTATTATCTTCAATAGCAACTTCATACAGCAAAGGCAGTCCATAACGAACATCTTTTGGATCATCTACCCATGTGGAAATTGTTGCACTTTTTTCACTTAGTGGTTTTATGTACAAAAGTTTTTTTGCTTTAGGAGAAACAGGTTTCTCCAAATCAGTTCTTGCATTAGTCACATCATTTAGTCCAAGCAGTAGCACACCATATCTTCCAAGTCCCGTCAGACGATCAACCCTTGCCAATTTACTTTTTATCCCCAACTCCCAATCCAACTTTTCCCATTGTGTTTCAAATGGTGTAGATTCCGCTTCATTGGATTCTATCAACTCCAAAGCACCTTGCCACGTTGCTCTTACAGGTCTGTCAATAATAGCTTTAGCAATGTCCTGCCTGCAATAACGAGCATAATAATCATCAAATCGAAGTGTAGTAGGATAACCCAACGCTTTATAAACATCTCTATCACCACTGTATGTATCCACACCCAATCGAGATGCTAACAATGCCCTGTTTACCAATTCAGATAATACCTGTATCCGCCTACTGTCATCTATTCTCTTTCTTTCCATTATCTTCTATTTTAGCAGATTGTGCTTTCTTATTCCTTCGCACATTAACGGCTTTTATTCCTTTCTCACCTTCCGCTAATTCATACAATACCTCATCATCTTTTACCACTCTGTCCCATGTGGCAGAGAAATGGAAAAAGACTTCTTTCAAAGTAGTGTTTTCAATTATGAATCCATATCCCCTGTCTTTGTTGTAAAACTTAACTTTACCTTCATATAACTCTTTCATGGCTCTCAAAATTAAAATCCATTACAAATATATAAAATTCTTACCAACATTATACAATCCTTCTTGCTACACGTTTTGGTACAAGTTTACTGAAAGCACCCGATGTGGCATCCACCTGATCCTTATACGTACTGTAAGGGAAAAATCGAAACTCCTCAATGTACTCATAATTCCAAGATGCTTCCTTTAACAATATATTACCATTATTCACTTGTACAGATAACGGGTCTGCCCGAAAGGCTTTATCTCCTACCGCCCTCTCCGCATACGCATTAAATCCTGCAAGATTACGTATTGTGGCTTCTGCGGATTCTTTTCCTCCACTACCTGGCTCTTGCTCCATCCAAACAACCGTTGTGGCACCATCCTCAATCGCAGCATTTAAAATAACCCTTTCCCTTTGCTCTGTACTCCATCTGCCTCGTTGTACATCCTCAACTAACCATTTTCCATTACTCAATAAACTCATTTTCACCCCAACTGTATATGCCCCTGCTCCTTCCGTACCTGCCTTATCCCAATAACGTACAGTCTTAACCACATATACATCCTCTGGCAAGGTTTTTACTATGACAAATCGTTTCACTTGAAACATTCCACCACCAGGAGGTGTAGGGTCTTGTCCTACTTGTCCTGCATAACCATACTGTCCCAAATCCGTCTGTAAATCTCGTAACACCTCCCAACTCAATCTCTTCGGATCCAACAGTCCATCTACATAATATTTTACCAATTCAGGTGGATTGATTTTTGCTTCAAACATCTTACCATCCCCAGGTAAACAAATATGCTTAATGTTCTTCTTTTGCTTTGCAAGCAAATGTCCTGTAGGATCATCCTGATGAAGCCTTTGCATTATCAGCACCGTCGGCGTTACTGCTTTATCTGTTTTTCGTGTAGAGAGTGTTTGTTCCATCCAATGATTTGCAGTAAGCAACTCCAATTCCGATGTTGCTTGTTTAGGATTTAATGGGTCGTCAACAATCAGTATATCCCCATGAAATCCTAATAGTGTCCCTCCTACAGATGTACTGTATCTTCCTCCTCCAATATGACGTCTTGGCTCTCTTCCAATAGATACTACTTCTTTCCTGACAATCTTATAGTTGGACTTTGTATCTTTATCCTCTTTAATCTCAATATCAGGATAAATTTGCTGAAATTCTGGGGAACGAATTAAATCACGACAATATTCTGCCGATTCCAAAGCCAGAGAAGCACTATAAGATGCTGTAATAAAACGCATCCAATACCAACGAGTCCAACACCACGCTGGAAACATAATACTACAAGTAACTGTCTTGGTGGAACCAGGCGGAACATTTATAATAAGGTCATGATCACGTGGTTCACGTTTTGCTACTTTTTCTGCCAACTTTTCAAGTTCTCCACAAATATATTCAATATGCCAATTTGGTTGGAAAGGATTGGAAGAGACTACTTTCCAAAAGTATTGCAAGAAATGATAAAGTGAACGATTATTCAATTCTCTTATAACGGCATAAGGATTTCGCAATGCCTCCATAAGGATTGTCTCATTATCCATAACAGAGGCAGAGCTTCTCCTTACTCGTTCCGCCGTAGTAGTATCTCCTCTAACTCTCTTCATTACTCCTTCACAAAATACTCCAAAGCATAATCAAACAGTACTGCAAGAAACATTACTCCTGCAAGTGGATAAAATGCAGGCCAACAAGACAAAACAAAGAACACAACCGGCGTGAGTATTTTCACCGCAATGTGAAAATTTTCTTTAAATTTGCTTACATTTTTCATTTTAATTTCCTCCTTATTTTTTATTTAACTTGTGGTAAATTAACAAACTTTGCTTTTATTTCCGTATATCCTTGAGCAATCATCTCATCAACTTTCTTACGCAGGTCTTCCTTCATTCCCCCTATAAGTGTCGGTTCTTTAATGCAAATCATATCTCTGTAAACTGGTGGCACCAACTGTTTCCCCACTAAAACACATCCCATTGTATGCTCAAAGGTAACGCCATTATGAAACAGACAATCAGTCCACTGTAAATTATTGATTTTGACAGTCCTTTTGTCTGCTTCCGTATGAAGTATCAGCGTCTTACCATAATGAGCATTCTCGAACAATGAGACGCTACACTCCAACCCGCCAGGCAGTGCCGTTTCAGCATAAACCTTTATGTTGTCTGGTCGAACAGTATCTTCCAGCGTGTAGCAAAAAAACTGTTTTTCTATCACAGTAGGAGTGCTGATAAAATCATGCACATATTGTAAATACAATCGCCCTATTGTAGTGCGTGCCGTGTAAAGGTATCGTTCGATCAATAAAATTAATTCCTTGTTCATATCTTCTCTTTTATTCCTTTTGTTAAATTAACCAAAGATAGTAAATGTGTTATTTCCAATAAAATCATATCTCGTTCTTCTATCGTTAAAACTCTCGTATCAAAAAAATTCACTGCGAGAAAACCTTCTGGAGAATGAGCTAAGTCGTGTTGCTCAATCAAAAACAGATGACAAGAACGGAAATTGTAAAACTCCATGTCACGCTTAAAATTCAAATCACAACAATCTGACATATCAGCAACACAATAATCACGCATCACCAAAAGGGTATCCATTACATCAGGCCAATGAGAACAAAACTTATCATAATTCCGCCAACGAACAAGCTCTTTAATAGTATTTGTAGCCTTCTCGTAAGGAATGCTGAATTTTTTCATACGCACGCCATTGTTGTAGTTTCCTCCATTGTGAAAGCGACCAATATATACGTCAGCTGCATTGAGCTCCAAACGCATACGAATAAGTATCTTGTCAATCGCCTTCTCATAGGAAATTATCTCCCGCAAGTCCGTATGGTTCTGGTCATTGGGCTTAACTAACACAAATCTTTTAAGAATTAAGAATTGTGTATAAACCATAAAACCTATGGTTGCAATCAAAAGAATTATTAAAATAGCGCTCAAAAGCATGTTCATAGTTTTTTCACTTTTATTTTTATGTTCATTTTCATAGTATCTATCATTTGTTTAATTTTAATGGAATCAATAACATACTGCTCCCGTTGTTTTTTTTTAATTCCGTTTGAAAATCCTTCATGAAGTTTAACAGGTCTTCTTTTGTGACGTTCTGGTCTTTTGACAAGTGTATTACAAGGCTATTGATTATTTTTGTCTGGTCGGACTTTACGGCATTCAAGTCCCTGCGTATATCATCCAGAAGATCAAGTTTCACAATCATCGAATCAATCTGTCGAGACTGATGAGTCTGTGTTTCTATCACAACTTCAAAACGTTTATCAATGTCAATAAGTTTTGTGTCTTTACGTTCAAAATATACTGCAACCTTCCAGATTATTGTTATAGCACCTGCCACTGCCAAAAAACCTGATATTGCTTTGAAAATTGTGCCTGATATTTTTAAATTCTGTCTCATTTTTCACTTGTCATTACTTATGTCTGTTAACATCCATATAATAACAACCATTGCTATTACCGTCCAAAATAATATGTGTATTAATACCCCATTATCTTCTAATTTTAAGTTGGCGCCGTTGCTTCAACAATATTGCTGTATCCTGAAAATGCCCCACACAACGCCCTGACCCTATAATATCTTTTAACTCCATCTTTTATTTGATGTGTATATGTATTTGTACCATCTATCAAAGTTTCTAATTCCGAAAAATTTATCCCATCCGTTGACACATATATCTTTATGGAGCTAACATTAGATTCATTGTTTATCCAATCAAGTTTTATTCCATTGCTAACTACTGTTGCAGTTAGATTGCTTGGCTTATTTGCATCTGTCCATGTTCTCCCGCTTAGCTGAACACCATTCACTGATACGTTTTCAAGTACATATGCTGGAGTGCGCATCCACACCCTGTAAGCATATCTGCTAGACGGATTTATAAATGACGCCGATACATTTTTCATGTTTGTTCCTAGCTCTAAATTTGCACACCACGCATAACTGTTTTTTATTTCAACATTTTCCACATTTATATTATAACACTCATCTTTCGTCGAAGGAATGGAACAATATGTTGAATTAATATACGCCATAAATAAATTGTAAATAACATAGGCATTCTTAAAAGTCACGTCATAGATTTTTTTCCCATCGCCACAAATGAGTATAAACGAATGTTGGGCTGAATGTATGATCATGTCATCCCATACTATATTGTGGCAATGGCCATATAAATTATAATTAGGCAAAGGATAAAACAGTGTACCAAAAAAAGTACCCAAAAATATTGAAACAAAATCATCTCCCGTCCTTCCAAAAACCCTCTTATATGTCACGTGATGAGTACCAAAAATATTTTGTATTCCATCCTGGTTAGTACAATCGGTGTAATGATTAAAAAATATATCCGTTATTTCGCCGAAAGATGATTGCTGAATAGAAGCACAATAATGAGGTCTGTCGGAGAATGTTAATCCTTTAACATTGAAATTAGTTGTATTACAAAAGAAAAACGTCCCTGCTTTATACAAATTTTGGGCTGAATGTGATTGGCCTCCATAATTTACGTAATTTGGATCATTATTTCCGCTTGTATTGTGGTCAATTACAGCATTGCCAAGAGCTATCACAGATACATTTACATTTCCTGTATCGGGATTTGCATTTCTGAAAATATTATCCCATGAATTATCTGCTATTCTTATCTTGCAATTACTTAGATACAGTGTCCTGTTTGATGGGATTAAAATGGACGACCCGATTAAAACTGTACAGTCCTGTATTAACGCATCACCATCTGCCAAGGTATTATTTATTGCACTTACATCATTGGTAATGCCATCACATTTTGCTCCATATAATCTTATATCTACCATGTTTTGATATAACAATAACTTATAGATAATTTTCCCATATTACCTCCTAGTGATGATGCAAATAAGTATTTCGTTCCCAGTGAATAAGTCTGGTTAGCCCCTATTTGTATCCATCCTGAGCCATTCCATTTCCAAAGTGATATTACATTTGCATCTGTTACCCTTACTTCAAATTTTCCGAAATCATTATCAACATCCGCTACTTCATATGCTGTGCTTCCTCCTGTAACTATTCGGTAATTCATCTGTTTGTTACCTGAAAATGAGCGATATAATTCTATTCTGTTATTTTCATCAACATATAATCCACAAGCATGATATAAATCTAAACTTTTAAATCTTACAGAAGACATTGTAAATCCAAATATTCCTGAAATTAATCCTTTCTTGGAGATAACCATATTCCTTGTAAACGAAGCAGCTATATCGCCATTTCTTGTAATAAGGTCAATAGTTATAACCTTATGTATTCTAACTTTATCAGGGTCAAGATTATAAACTGTCCATTTATCTGTGTCTATACTCATCTGTCAAAGAAATATGAAATTGAATCATTATACAAATTAATAGCATTGGTAACCGCAGAAATCTGAGCAATTGTTAACGCCCCTCCGGCAAATGCGAAAGACAATTGATTCAGGCTGTAATTTAATCCTCCATCACCAATTGCAAGTAAAGCTATTTCTCTATTTGGCACATAATGGAGGAAGGATACTATTGCTTCACCCAACAGATTATTATTTTTATAATATCTGGAAACATTAGTTGCTGGTTTCACGATCATATATACACCTTTTCTGTCCGATACATTATTGCCAATATAACTATCGGTAATTATGTGTGCTTTTGCAAGCGCCTTCCCGTCCGTGTAACGTGAATATAAAACTGTATTATCGATTGTGTCATATCGTGCTCCCAGTTCCACCTGATCGGCACTGGCTATATCGAGATTTGAACAAAATCCATAAGTGCAGTTATGGGGGCCGATATGCACCCCATCAACCGAAGGAACAAATCCGGATTTTAAGTACCCTGCACCACTTCCTTTTATGCCTTTCAAAGACGTCCAGACGTTACCATTTCCTGCATTAACGCACGTTTTTGTTAATGATTTCCAGTCAAGCCGTGACTCTACTTCAGTTTCTCCAGCCAAACAAACAAACCAGTCAAGCACGCTCCATGCGCCAGAATCAACAATGGTTTTTAACATTGTATTTTGCAGATTAGCTATTGTCCATGATGGCTTTGTCGAAAAGGCGTTATATACATTCCTATATTGCGGACACCAGTTCACCCCGCTGCGGGCTTTGATACAAGACCTGTCTTTACCAATTATGGCACCGGACTGAATGGCATTACGTCCTAACATATCTTTTATATGTAATAAATTGCTGTAACGTTCAAACTTTTACCTGAAGCGGCTTTCACAGTAACTTTACTGATAGCACGTCCGTCCACCGGGGAAATACTCACAGGTACACCTGTAGGTACAACACCAAACACATCATCTTCCCCTGCAATCTGAAATCCATCCGTTTCCCCTGCATCAATCAGTAGTATTGAAAACACGTTTGTAAATGTTTTCTCCGATGTGACTGTTTCCACGATTAACTGTCTGTCTCTTGCCATAGCTTTTCCATTTTTTTAGTTGTTTAATTCCTGTTCAGGATCACCCTGTAACTGTTTCAGTCCAATATCTGCCAACAGTTTCAGTTGTTCCGTTGTTAATCCACTCAACACATTCACCTTGTTAAAATTAATAACGTTTTGTGTAGCAGGTGGGTTGCTGATGCTCCATGCATCACGATGGCGTAAGGAAAGTATCTTCACAGCCGACCAAGGGTTAATAGGTCTGTGTCTTTTGACACGTGTCACCACCGGTCGCCCCCGATATGTATGTACCACCTCCTCTTCATAATCATATCCCACAGCACTTTTGTACAACGCCACCGCCACCTCGCTATCTGCAATATCTCTGCCACGATGTACAGCATCACAAAATTCAGGTCTGTCCCTCATCCAATACTCAATGGTTTGGATAGGCACTTCAAAAAATTCCGCAAGTTTACGATTATTGGCTCCAAACAAAAGACTAAGTTTGTACGCCATTTGTGGATGATAATCGGGGTCATATATGCGATATTGTTTTTCCTTTTCCATCTCTTTCTTACTTCTTCTTACGCAAATATATTAATTCTTTCTGATATATGTTACATATCCTTACCTCCACCTTCTTAACCAAAACGTGTGGAGAGGGATATAAAAGCAAAGAAAGCACATTAACACACAGCAAAAATTTATGGATTTTTAAAAAAGAGATTAAAAGCCACTCCCAATCCATTTCATATATAGACAACTTTTAAAAATGGATATGAATATACTTTTTAAAGTGGATATGGAGTGGATATATTTTCTAAGAATGGAATGGATATGGATATATTTTAAAAATGGATAAAAAATGGATAAGTTTTTTGGATATGAATATGGATAAGCAATATGAAATGGATAGAAAATGGATAGAAAATGGATAGAAAATGGATAGAAAATGGATAGAAAATGGATAGAAAATGGTGTGGATAAGCAATATGGAATGGGATGGATAAGTCCTAAAGTAAAGTAAATAAGCACTTTTATAAAAAAATGGAATGGATAAGTAATAAAAATAAATTGAAATCATTCCTATACTACATATATAC